CTTCCGCCCCGCCGTGCAGACCGCCCGCGAGGCTGTGCCCGTGTCCTGCTTCACCTGTCGCGACGGCTCCGGCTGGATGCGCTGGTGTGTCGGGGGCTTCTGGCTGTGGGCGGCCTGCGCCGATTGCAACGACCCGCCGACCAAGCCGAAGCCGCTGATTTGCCCGACCTGCTCGCTGACCGCGCCCTTCTGCCCCTGTCTCGGCCTCCGGTAGCCCGTAAGCTCAGCCTACGCGGCTCGTATCGGTTGACCGCTACGTTCCACGTGGAACATCACACTGAGCCGTTGCGCGTGTATCGGTAAACCGCTACACTCCCCGCCATCCATGGCGGAACGCAAGCCCAGTTCGCGGAAAGACGCGCCCAGCCCGAGCAAGGCGCGCGAGATTTTGCGCGACGGCACCGTCCACGGCCAGCCGTTGACCAAGGCTCAAAAAGGCTACTTCGGGGCCATCGTGGACAAGGCGAAGAAGGGCGCGAAGTGACCGTGGCGGAACTGGAGCGCGCGCTGTTGCAGACGCAAGCTGAACTCGCCAGCGTCAAGCGCGTGCTCGGCACCGCCATCGCGTGGATCGCACAATCGGCGGGTAGTCCGCTCAGCGTCAGCAATGCCCAGCGCTTGCTGGAGATGCTGCCGCCGGAGAAGTAATGGCCTACGACCCCGCCATTCGCGAGACGCCCACCGACCCCGACGCGCCGGACACCAGCGCGCACCAGGCCGCGCTCGACCGCTTCCGCCTCTGCGAGGAGGCCTTCCACGACCAGCGCGAGCGCGAGCTCGACGACCTGCGCTTCGTCGACGAGCACGGCGCACAGTGGCCCGGCGACATCCGCACGGCGCGCGGCGGGCAGCAGGGGGCGGGCGGCCTCCCGGCGGTCCCGGCGCGGCCGTGTCTCGAGTTCAACCTGCTCCGCGGCCCCGTCCAGCAGGTCATCAACACGGCGCGGCAGGCCAAACTCGGCCTCTCGTTTGCGCCCGAGGGTGAGGGCGTCAGTCAGGCGGTGGCGCAGGCGTATGACGACATCGCGCGGGCGATTCAGGCCGACTCGCGCGCGCACCTGGCGCGGCAGTGGGCGTTCGAGCGCGCCGCGAAGTGCGGGTTTGGCGCGTATCGCCTGCTGACCGAGTACGTCAATGACTCGAGCTTCGACCAGCGCATTGTCTATAAACGCATCCTGAACCAGGCGAGCGTCTATCTCGACCCGTTCGCGCAGGAGCCCGACTGGTCCGACGGGCAGTTCGCGCTCCTCACGCAGGACCTGCCGCTGGCGCGCTACCGGAAGGCGCACCCCGACAGCAAGCTCGCGTCCTACTCGGACAGCGAGTTGACCTCGCTCGGGAACGACCTGCCGCGCTGGATCACGACGTCGCACGGCTCGGCGGGGCTGTCGTGCCGCGTGGCGGAGTATTGGGAGGTCCGCGAGTCGGCGCGCGTGCTGGTGCTCCTGCCCGACGGCACCACGGCGCTCCTCGACGACATCCCGGCCGACATTCTCGCGACGGTCGAGGCCGACCGCGGGACGCCGCTGCCACGGCGCACGATTCGCGCGGGGCGGCAGGTGTTCTGGTCACTGCTCAATGGCGTCGAGGTGCTCGAGGGGCCGCGCGAGTGGAACGGCGCGTATATCCCCATCGTGCCGGTCGTGGGCGACGAGGCGAACCTCAACGGCGACCGGCGCTGGACGGGGATTGTGCAGTTCGCGCGGGACGCCCAACAGAGCTACAACTACATGCGCTCGGCGCAGGTCGAGGCGGTGGGCCTGGCGCCGCGCGCGCCGTGGATTATCGCGGACGGGCAGCTCGAAGGGTATGAGGCGTGGTGGCAGCAGGCCAACACGCGCAACCTGCCATATCTGCCGTATCGCCTGACGACCTATGCGGGCGGCCCCGCGCCGCCGCCGCAGCGCAACGTGCAGGAACCCGCCATTCAGGCCGTGACGCTCGCCGCGCAGGCCGCGAAAGACGACCTCCACGGCACGACCAACATGCCGCCCGTGAGTCTCGGCCAGCTCGACCCGCACGAGCGCTCGGGCGTGGCGATTCGCGCGCTGCAAGGGCAGGCCGAGGTCGGGTCGAGCGGGTATCTCGACAATCTGTCCTCGATTTCGATGATTTACGAGGGCAAGGTCCTCAAGGACCTCATCCCGCGCATTTACGACCGTCCCGGCCGCGTCGTGCCCGCGATGGGCGCCGACGAGCAGCGGCGCAATCTGATGGTGAACATCCCGTTCACGCAGAACGGCGGGCAGCCGCAGGCCGTGCCGCCGGGGACGCCGGGCGCGGAGGTGCTCGACCTCAAGGCGGGCGAGCTGTCGGTGACGGCGGTGGTGGGGAAGAGCTACGCGACGCGCCGCGAAGAGACGAGCGAGGCGATTGGCGCCATCATGCAGGCCGCGCCCGCGCTCGCGCCGATTCTCGCGCCGTTCTGGCTCGACGAGCTCGACTTCCCGGGCGCGAAAAAGCTCGCCGCGATTGCCAAGAAGACCTTGCCGCCGCAGTTCCAGGAGGAGCAGGCGAACCAGCAGCAGGCGCTCGCGCAACTGCAGCAGCAGATGGCGCAGGCGCAGCAGGTCATGGACCTGATGGCGAAGGAACTCGAAAAGAAGACGGAAATCATCGAGACCGACCGCGTCAAGGCGGACGCGCAGGTGCAAATCACGCAGCTCGAACTCGCGAGCAAGGAGCGCATCGAGTCGTTGAAAGCGCAGGTCGAACTGCTCAAGGCGGAAATCGCGGCGGGCAGCAAGGCCGACGCGACGCTCGCGACGCGCGAGGGCGGCACCGAGCGCGTGCTCTATGGCAGTGTCGCCAAGAGCGTGCAGCAGCTCGACCAGCACGCGCACGAGCGCGACCTGGCGGCGCAGCAGGAGCAGATGCAGCGCGACCTCGCGCAGCAGGCGAGTGAGGCGCAGGAGCGGCAGGCGGCGATGGCGCAGCAGGCGGGGCCGCAGGGGCCGGGACCGGGGGGCGCGTGAAGACACACCAACCGTTGTCGCCGCTCTATCAGGGGCCAGCGCTGGTTCTTGACGAATACAACGAGATTTGGCACGAGCAGGGCGTTGAGGCCGCACAGGCGTATCTCAATGACCTCATCGCACGGGGCGTGGTGAAGGTTATCCCGCGTCAAGGTCGCGGGTGGAAGCGTCGCGCGCGTGCTGCGCTGGCGGTCAATCATGCCCGATAACCCCTCCGTCACGGTGGAACACGGCGGTCTGACGGTGACGACCAACACGGCGAGCGAGGCCGACGTCCGCGCCGCGCTGGAGCAGGACGCGCCTGCCGCGCCCGACAGCCCCACCGCCGGACTCATCGCGAGCTTCGAGACGCCCGCGCAGGAGCGCGCCCGCGACGAGAAGGGCCGCTTCGCGCGCACCGAGCCCGCCGCGCCGCCCGCCGAACTCCCCGACGCCGCCGCCGAGGCCGCGCCCGACCCCACGGAGGCCGCCGCGCACCCGCCGCAGCGCCGTCGCGACGACTCGCTGCCGCGCCACAATCCGATTGCGCGCATGTCGCAGGCCTTGCAGCAGAAGGCCGAGGCCGAACGCCGTGCGGCGGCGCTGGAAGCCGAGCTCCTGCGATATCGGCAGGCGGTCCCGGCTGCGCCCCCGGCGCCGGCCCCGGCCCCCGTGCCCGCCGCTGCGAACGGCCAAGGCGAGCCGCAGTTCGAAGCGTTCGCGGACCAGCCCGACCCCTACACGGCGTACATGGACGCGAAGACGGACTGGAAGCTGGAGCGGCGGCTTGAGCAGCGCATTGCGCAACTCCAACAGGAGCACGCCGAGCGGCTGCGCGAGCAGATGTTCAACGCGCGGCTCGCCGAGGGGCGGAAAGCCTTTCCCGATTTCGATCAGGTCTTGACACAAGCTGATACACTCGGCCTCCAAGTTTCAGCGGTGATGCGCGAAGCCATTGCGGATTCGCCCAAAGCTGCGGACCTCGTGCACTTCCTCGCCACGCATCCCGAGGAGTGCACTCAGCTGGCCCTGGAGTCGGAAACGACGCCCACCGCCGCTGCGCAGGTGATGCGACGCTATCTCGAATCCCAACTCGCCCCGCGTGCTGTCCCCAGCCATGGGAACGGCGCAGCCGCGAAGGCCGTAGCCAGTCAAGCGAAGCCACCCATATCGCCGGTGGGCAGCTCGCCAGTCGTCTCCGATGACCCGCCAGGGGAGTCGGCGTCGGCGGCCGAGCATGCCCGGTATTGGAACCGGCGCCTGAAGGTCCCCGGCACCTAGCCCCCGCCCCTCGGAGACGCCTCGCGGGAGGTCGCGATGGCGAATACGTTTATCACCCCGACGTGGGTCCTGAAGGACGTCGCGCGGGTCGCCGTGAACATGTTGAAATTCGCGGCGAACATCGAACGCTGGTACGACGACAAATACAAGGTCGGCGGCGCCAAGGCCGGCTACACCGTCTCGGGGCGCCTGCCGCAGCGCTTCCGCACCACCAAGGGCCAGGCGTTTCAGGCACAGCCCATCAACGACCAGGTGGTGCCCGTCACGCTCACGGATCAGGCCAATATCGCCACGGCGTGGTCGACGGCCGACGCGACGATGGTCATCGAGGACGTGCGGCGGCGCTACATCCATCCGGCCGCCGAGCAGCTCGCCAACACCATCGACTTCGACGGCCTCAACCGCCTGACGCAGACGGTGTGGAAGTCGGTCGGCACGCCGGGCGTCACGCCCTCGAGCCGCGCGACGTTCCTCGCGGCGGGCGCGAAGATGACGAAGACCGCGGTCCCGATGGGGGCGCGCGTCGCCATCCTCGACCCGCTCGCGATGGTCAACCTGGTGCAGGACAGCTCGACGCTCTTCAACCCGTCGGCCGCCGTCTCCGAGCAGTACCGCACCGGGCAGTTCGGGCGCAACGTGCTCGGGTTCTCCGAGTGGTATCAGGACCAGAACCTCTACACGCACGTCACGGGCAGTTTTGCGAGCTCGACGCCGGTCGTCGCGGGCGCGAACCAGACCGGCAATTCGCTCCTGACCTCGGGCTGGGCGACGGCGACGCTCAACAAGGGCGACGTCTTCACCATCGCGGGCGTCTACGAGACCAATCCGCAGAACTACGCCTCCACCGGGCAGCTCCAGCAGTTCGTCGTCACGCAGACGGTGACGGACTCGGGCGGCGCGATGACCATCCCCATCAGCCCGTCCATCGTCCCCGACGGGAACCTCCAGTCGGTGACCAACTCGCCCGCCAACAGCGCGCCCATCGTGGTCATGGGCTCGACGCTCTCCGCATCGGTCGCGACCGGCACGATGGCGGCGACGAGCTCCCCGCAGTCGCTGCTCTTCCATCCCGAGGCGTTCGTGCTGGCGATGGCCGACCTCGACGCGGAACTCCCCGGCGCGGAGGTGACGCGCGTCGCCGACAACGAGCTCAATGTGTCGCTGCGCTACGTGCGGCAGTACCACATCGGCACCGACCAGAAGATGGCGCGCATCGACGCGCTCTACGGCTTCAAGGACTTCCGGCCGGACTGGGCCGTGCGGGTCTGGGGCTAGGAGGCATCATGGCTTTGCAGAACACCACATTGGCTGCCGCCATCGCGTTCAACGACGACACGATTCGCGTCACGTCGGCCACCGGGTTCGCCGACGGCCAGCTCATTCGCGTCGACAACGAGTTCATGGCGCAGGCGGGCGCGGCGCAGGGCGTCGTCATCAAGGTGCGGCGCGGGATCGAGGGCACGGCACAGGTGGCGCACGGCATCCTCGCGGACGTCGTCACGGGCCTGATGGGCGACTTCCCGGCGCCGCCGCCCGGGCACGCCGTGCAGGTGCCGCCGGTCGAGACCGGGCGCAACACACTCGGCGCGGACACGACCCTCAACACGGCCGACTATCCCAAGACCCGGCAGTTCGTCTACGTCATCACCAAGGCGACGGCCGCGGCCATCACGCTCTCCGCCCCGAGCAAGGCGCAGAACGGCCTGACGCTGACCTTCCGCTCGGCGACCGCCGCCGCGCACACGGTCACGTATACCGCGGGGTATTACGGCGACGCGACGTCGAGCGACATCGCGACGTTTGCGGCCAAGGTGGGCGCGTCGATGACCATCGAGGCCAACGCCGGCACGTGGGGCGTCATCGGCCTCGCCAACGTGACCATCGCGTAGGAGCACACCCCATGAGTGACGACGACCTCGGCCTCTCCGACCGCGACAAGGAGCTGAAGCGATGGAACGCGCCCTATCGCTACCAGGAGTTCCCGAAGATGCTCTTCCGGGGCACGACGACCACCGCCGGCCGCGTCGAATACGTCTCGCGGGTGGTGGGGACGGTGGGCGAGGAGGCCGAGGCCGTCGAGGCGGGCTGGCGGCGCGGGCCGCAGGAGGCGGTCGACGCGGAACTGGCGCGCGGCGCGCAGATCGCCACGGCGGCGGCCGAGCGGGCGTGGACGGAGCGGCAGATGAGTGAGGCGGCGCAGGCCGAAGCCGCCGCCGTCGACGCCGCGACGGCGCGGCACGTCCCCGAGATTCCCGAGACATCCCGGCGGAAGACCCGTGAGAGGGAGTGATGGCGCATGCCGGAAAACGCCCTGTACAACGACGCCGCAGCGGTCACGACCAGCGACACCGTCAACCTGCCGCGGCTGACCGACGCGATCAAGGTGGGCGCGGCGGGCACGCTGGCCGCGGTGCTGCAAAACGACCGAGTGGTCACGCTCACGGTGACGGCGGGGGAAACGCTCCCGCTGCGCGTCAAGCGCGTGAACGCGACCGGCACGACCGCGACCGGGCTGACCGCCCTGTACGTGGTCTGAAGGAGACAGTCATGGCTGACGAGCAGAGAACCGACGAGGCGCCCAAGAGTGCCAAGAAGGCCAAGGGCGGCAAGCGCACGAGCGGCGGCGGCGACCAGCCCATCATCCTCGTGCGGGTCCGGCGCGGCGCGGGCGGCTACGAGGCCGAGGTGCGCGTGGCGGGCGACGCCGAGGCGGTGACGGCGGGCGAGGCCGAGGGCTTCGTCCAGATCGAGGTGCCGCCGGAGGTCTACCAGGAGTATCCGAGGTTCCTCTTCCACGCCGACGGGCGCCGCAAGGTGGTCTCAAACAAGGACGAGGCCGCCGAGGCCGAGGGCGACGGCTACACCGACGACCCGCCGCCGCCCGCCGAGGAAGACACCTACGGCGGCGAGGTGCCGCCGCCCGCGCCCGACGCGGCGCCGTCGATGACCTCGTCGCGCGGCCCGGTGCCGGTCGACCGCGCCTGACGAGGCCGGCGTGACCCGGACGGGGCTGCAGGTCATCACCGATGCGCTGAAGCTGCTCGGCGTCGTGGCGGGGCACGAGGTGCCGACCGCCGCCGAGCAGCAGGACGCGTTGTCGCGCCTGAACGAGCTCATCGACTCGTGGGGCACGCACGCGCACACGCTCTACGTGCCCGTGCGCGAGGTCCTGCCGCTCCTCCCGGGCCAGCAGGTCTACAGCGTCGGCCTGGGCGGCGATCTCGACGTGGCGGCGCCGCCGATGGCGCTCGACGCGGTCAGTTGGCTGACGAGCGACAGCGTGCCGGTCGAGGTGTTTCTGACGCTCGGGACGGACGCCGCGGTGATGGGCCAGCCGGTCAAGACGCTGACCGGTGCGACGCCGCAGACGGTGAGCTACACGCGCGGCGCGCCGCTCGGCGACCTCTGGGTGTGGCCCGTGCCCACCGTCGCCACCGACCTGGTGCTCTATTGGCGCGAGGCGGTCGCCGAGTTCCCCGACCTCGTGACGCCGGTCGCGCTCATGCCGGGCTACGCCAAGGCGCTCCGGACGAACCTCGCCGTGGAGCTCGCGCCGGAGTTCGGGCGGCAGGCGGACCCGCTCATCCTGAAGCTCGCCGCGGAGAGTCTCGCCGACGTCAAGCGCGCCAACCTGCCGTGGGTCGAGCAGGGGATTGACGGCGCGCTGACGGGGTGCGGGCCGGCCTACAACATCCTGACGGACAGCTGAGGTCCCTATGCCCTTGTTTCCGTTTGGCAGTGCCCTTGGTGCGATGTGGGGGGGCCATACCGGCATCACCGGGCGTCTGCCGCAGCCGTATGGCGTCGGGGCACCGAGTGGGCTGGACTGGGGACCAGCGATGCAGGGGGGACTCGCGGTCGGCCAACAACTCGCGCCCGATGGGAGTCTCGTCAAGCCGGGCGCCCCGCCGATGCCCGCCGCGCCTGACTGGACGCAGATCACCGGGGTCGCCAACCCGATGGCCCCGCCGTTCCAGAGGGTGGGCGGCGTCGCGAATCCCGCGCAGATGGCCGCGTGGGGCGGTCTGCGCGCTCCTGCCATGATGGGTCCGTGGGGCGGTGACCTGATGTCGCTGTGGCAGTTCGCGCAGCGCGGCGGCTGGCCGATGCGAACC